ATTGCCACTGTTTCGTGGTTGTAACGGGCCGTGAACGACTCCTGCGCTGTGTCGAATGAAATCGAAGAACCTTCCGGCTTGACCGGAGCGGCTCCAAATCCAGAGAGCTTGACCTCTTCTTCAAAGCTACGCTCTGATGATTCGGTTTCGTAAATCTCTGAGTGTTCGTTTTCATACTTCTCATACTCAAGCCCAAACAGAGCGTTGAGTCCCGGCAAGAGTTCTTTAAGTAACTGTGGTCTTGCTATAGCCATAACTTAAACCCCCTTAGCCTGAGCCAGTAGCTGATGAGTGCTGGTGATAGTTAAACTTGCACACAAAAACAGGAAACGAGGTTCCTTTTTCGTCACCCTCATGCCCACCTTTGTAATCAATTACGCGGATTGGGTTTTGAGCATCTGTGCTGAGTTCACTAGCATCCAAAGCAACCCGTGATACTTTCAGTGAAGTATTCGGTGCTGTTTGAACCAACAACGTGTTTTTACCATAAACATCATCAGCGCTTGTTGGCGCACCATCTGCTTGGATTTCAAACAGAACATTTGGGTCGTCAACAACATAAGCCATAATGTCCGAAGCAGTTGTGCTTGCGGGATATAGCGTGCTGAATGTTTTTTGGCTTGTGTTTGGGTCTGTATAAGACACACCCATGAAAATACCAACGATGTCGATTTCTGTCGAATCATCGCCAGTAGCGGATTGTTTCTCAATCGTTGTAGCCGAACCACCGTCTACGAGATGTACAACATCACCTGCCGCAATAGCAGTGCCGTAACCGGAGGCAATAGGATACTGACGCATAACCTCAAGGGAGCCTGCGTCTAGGCGTCCGACTGGTCGCAATCCAAAAGGTGCCGCACTTGCTGACATCTTTCTTCTCCTTATCCAAAATTACACTAAGGCTCATAGAGCCTGCTCTAAGTACTGCGCGTTGATTTTTCCGGTCGAAGCAAAGGCATACGCGGGTCTGACTCTCTCATATAATTATTATCTACGGCCTCCATAGCTTTTGCATTTTGGTCGTTCATATAATCTTTTCGTGCTTCGACATTTTCGGTTGAAGTTTTGCAAAGTAACAACCCACCAACCTCTACATTTCCCTCAAACTTGCTATCCACATCGGGCATAACGTGCATTTCAGGATGCTCAGATGCAAGAACAGGCTCCCAGCCTTCACGAAACCGAGAAGAAACATTTTTATTGTCGGATGAGCCAAGCGTGCTTGTGCGTATCCAACGATACTCAACCCCAGCCTGTGGGTCTGGGTCGGGCAACGCAGACGGTCTTTTCCAAGTCGTTTTGCGTTGTGCCTTCTCTCTGGTTTTATTTGTGCGTGGTTCTCTGTCAGCCATTACCTTGCTCCAATTTTAACATTTGCGCCGCATATTGTTCAGGAGTAATCCCTATTCGCTTGGCGAGAGCGACCTGTGTAGAGGTTAGTTGCACCTTGCGTGATTTACTTGCACTCCGCTGTGCGGGGGCTACCACGTTGCCAGTTTGATTGCGGGGTGCATCCTCTGTTTCGCCGCCGTCAAACTTGTCTGGAAACCTTTTTTGTAACTCAGCATCTAACTGCCGATAATACTTTTCAGGTGTCTCCAATGGATTCGTGCCAGATTTGACTAAGTCTTCATGCACTCCTAGTGCAAAACCCGTCATAACACTGTCACGGTTAAACCAAGGGTTCCGTTCTGCCCATTCTATATCCAAACTTGTTGGTTTGTGAACAGGGCGCTGAACTTTTTTTGGTTGAGGTTGGGGGGCGGGCATATTTTGATATACAGGCTCATACTGATTTGCCTGTATTTGTGCCGCCTGTGCGTTAGTTAGATTAACTTGTGCCTCAGTAATTGCATCTGGGTCACCGCTTTCAAAAGCATCCTTATATTCTTTTTTGGCCCTTGCGACATCAGCCTCTGCACGGCCTTTGGTCTGCTCTAAAAGAACGCCCTCACCTTGCGCTAAAGTGTTTCTAAGGTTTTGGTTTTCCTGATACACCCTTTGTGCAAACCCTACAGCTTCTTCTCGCTCTCGGTCTGCTGACTCCTTGGCGCGGCGCTCTTCGTGATAATCATATTTTAATTTTTTAATACGCTTTTGCACACGCTCAGAATACTCTGCCGCCTCGTCATCTGTGTCATCATCGCTGAGGGAAGGCTCCTCTTCAGCGCGGGGCGGTACGCGGTCTTCCATTGGACGGTCATCAACAACCTCAATTTCCATATCTTCTTCTGAAACAGATATGGTCTGTGGTTCCGTGTTGATTTCTACAATCTCTTCTTTTGCTGTCTCGCTCATACTCTTTTAACTCCCCTTGGGTCTGCAACAACTGCCTCAACAGTGTCATCATTTATTAGGCGGAACTCTTGGTTTTCACTCCCCATCTTAAATCTTGTTCCAGAATAAGAGCGAAATATTACCCAGTCGCCTTCTTTACAATACGGGCCTTTAGGAAACTTATCTTCGTCTTGATAAGCCAAGTCACCCATTTGTATTACCCAGCCAACAACGGAAGCTGTGCTTTCGGCTTGCTGTAAACTATCAGGAATAAAAACGCCGCCCTCAGTTTTTTCTTCTAGGGTCGGCATGGCGATTAACAGTTTATACCCTGTCGGGTGCGGAAATGTGTCAGACTTTTTAAGTCTTTCTATATCCAAATCTTTAATATCAGCAGAATACATATTTTCACCTTGCAACGGGAAAGGCCCGCAGTCCTTGCGAGGATTGTCCTCGTAGGTGAAAAGTTATATGAAACTTTTTATTTTTGCAACTACTCGTCTACAATTTTTTGGGTGAGGTCTAATATTTCTCGCTCAATCAAAGCGAGTGCCTCCACCTTGCCGCATATGAATCTGTATTCTTCAAAGTCTTGTGCGCCACCACCAGCGAGATGGTCTGCACACTCGTTCATATACTCACGCACCTTGGCTCTGATAACTTCTAGATAAGGGTCAGACATTAATTATTTGCACCAGCAATAAAGTAATTATTGCTCCTGCCGAACCGACAAGAACAGCCTCTAATCTTTTTATACGATTTATGGTTTCAAGCCACCGCTCTTCGTAGACCTCTTCAAGAACTGCAACCCGCTTATCCAAATCATTCACCGTTGGTCGCGTCATCCGCTAAACTCTTTCCTGTAGTCAGACCTTCTTTCAAAAGGTCTGCTCTGATTTTTTTAGTTGCTGTTTTGTTTTTTTCTTCTTCTGAAGTTAGTTTTGCACCAATTTCTGCGCCCCTAACCCTAACCTCTGCGGCCTTTGTTCTTTCTTGCGAGGCAAGTCTTGCCGCCTCTCTGTCCTCTTCACTTTCAATCCGCTCTCGCTGAACACCGATGTTTGCAATTTTGGACTGCCTGTCTAGCTCAAACTTCTGCATATCCATGCTGATTTTGTGCTGAAGCTCGTCTTGCTTCATTTTTAGTTCTGCTTGCTGGATTTGTGTTAACGGGTCAGCCTGTTGTGCGGCGGCTTGCTGTGCCTGCATTTCTGCCTGACTCTTACCTAGCAATGTTTGCGCGGCTTCTTTGGCAACGCGAGACAACTCAAGCTCTACATCTTCTGGGAGCGGAGCGTCCTCATCAGGCATAGCCACACCAAGCTCTTGTTCAATCTTGTTACGATACAGCATAGCCACATGCTCTGTGATGTGTGCTGTAATAGAGTTCTGTATTGCCTGTGCAAACGGAGATTGCCCGACCATCTGCTGTATTTTGGGGTCTTGCATAAAGGCCATATGCACTTGGATGTGCGCTTCGTGGTCTTGATACTTGAAAACCTTGACTGGCTCTTGTTGCAAGATACGCATGTTTTCAGTAACGGGGTCAGCGGGTGATACCTCATCAGGTAGCTTGATTATCTCTTTTGCATCCGAGATGCCAAGAACCTCAAGCATTTGCCTGTGCAGTTTGCCCATGTCATAAAGCTGTGGCGCTTGCTGGGCTAACTGTAATGCCGCCTGATACTGCATCACCCTTTGAGACATCGTAGATGCGTTTGGGTCTGAAACGGGAATAACATCAACTCTGCCATCAAAATCTTCTGTGCGATTTGCTTC